ATCCAAAAATATGGAGTGATCGTATATTTCAAAGACATTATGCTGCGTTGTTGAAAAAACAATGGGCACAGAATTTGATGAAATATACTGGTATGCCTTTACCGGGTGGAGCACAATTAAATGCTCCAGCCATAATGCAAGACGCTGTACGTGAACTAGATGCAATTGAAGCTATGTTGTTAAAAACACAAGAACTACCTATAGATCCAATGATCGGTTAATATGGCTATCAACCCCTATATCAATAGTACATCGTATGGACCAGAACAAACTCTGATCGAAGATATTACTATTGAATTGATTCAAGGTATCGGTCAAGATTTAGTATATGTTCCCCGCAAATACTTTGAAATAGATAAGATTTTTGGAGAGGATCCTTCCACTTCATTTAAAAAAGCTTATACCCTAGAAATGTTTATTCAGTCCTATAAAAGTTTTGATGGGACCGATGTTATTACTCAATTTGGGTTAGAAATTAAAGATAAGATTACTTTAGTATTTGCACGCAAAAGATTTAAACAAGAGATTACGGATATTGATTCTACAATTATTAGACCACGTGAAGGCGATCTTATATATCTTCCTTTATCAAAATCATTATTTGAAATTAATTTTGTTGAACATGAAAACCCTTTATACCCATTAGGAAAATTGTATTCATATCAAATAACTGCAGAACTCTTCACTTACAGTTATGAGAAGATTGATACAAATAATGCAGCAATCAACAGTCCATACACCACAACAACAGGATTGTCTGGAGCTCTGCATATTCCATTGGCAAATAATCTTGGTACTACACTTGGTATCAATGATGTATTAAAAACTGAAGGAAATAGTTATGGATTTGATCCAAATAACCCATTTATAGCATGTGATGAACCCGGTAACCCATAAGGATTAATATGTTTGGATACTTTTACAACGAAAATTTAAGAAAGCTTGTAGTTGGATTCGGCTCTTTGTTTAGCAACATTGAAGTTGCTCACATTGATCCAGATACGTCTACTAGTTTTAATATTCGTGTACCTATCCATTATTCTCCACAAGAGAAATTTATTCAACGTTTACTCCAACCATCATCAATAACTACTGGTACTCGTATTGAAACCCAATTACCAATTATAAGTTATATCATTAATACTATTGTTCCAGATCCTACACGACGATTAAATCGTATGCAACCGTTGTTAAATCTGACAAATGCTGGTGGTGTATGTCAATCTACTGGTAGTCAAATTAAATCACAAATTCCAGTAAATGTATCTTTTAATCTTTTTGTATATACACGACACACAGACGATATGTTACAAATCGTAGAACAGATTATGCCATATTTTGTTCCAGAACATGTCATAACCATGAACATGAATGAAGTACAACAAGATGTACAAATTCCAATTGTTATGGTTACTAATAGTTTAACTGAAAAATATGAAGGTGATTTAAGCAGTAGACGATTAAATATTGCATCATTTCAGTTTATAGCAAAATCATGGATTTTTGGTGAAGTAAAAGCAGTAACGGCGGTTAATACATCTAATAGTGGTGTAATTTTTGAAGATTAAATATGAATATTAATAAAAATTTAGTTAAGTTGTTTGATGTTCCTAATACTGCAATAACCGCAGAACCTAAAGCGACATCTGGTGGTACTTTTGATACTAATAATTTTCAAAAAGATTATGAGTTTGTCCAATCAAATTTAAAGGATTTGCTTGGAAATGGAAACCTAGCATTAGAGAGTGCATTAAAGGTTGCTACAGAATCTGATAGCCCCAGAGCATTTGAAGTTGTTGCCATTCTCTTAAAAACTATGGCAGATCTAAACAACAATGTTTTAGATGTTCATAAGAAAGCCAAAGATACTACCTCATCTAATACCAAAGTTTCACAAACAAATAATTCAGTTTTTGTTGGATCAACCAAGGATCTTCAGAACCTCTTAAATAAAGATAGAAGCACCGATAAAGTAATCGAAGCAGAGGTTGTGAATAATGAGTCTAAACAACGGTAATCAAGGTTATAGAAATAATCCAAAATTAAAGCCACCTGGCATTGATATTCAGTATACTAAAGAGCAACTGGAAGAATATGTTAAGTGTGCTAATGATCCTGTATATTTTTGTAGTAAATATGTAAAAGTTAAAACTCTTGATAAAGGTATCATGCCTTTCAAGTTATATGATTACCAAGAAGAATTTGTAAAACAAATTCATCAAAATCGATTTGTTATCTCAAAATGGCCTCGGCAGTCTGGAAAGTCTACTTCGGTTATTGGATATATTTGCCATTATGTTACTTTTAACCAAAGCGTAAATGTTGCTATTCTTGCCAATAAGTTAAAGACAGCAAAAGATGAATTGTTTGCTAAACTCCAATTAGCCTATGAAAATTTACCACATTTCTTGCAACAAGGAGTAGTAGAATGGAACAAGACGAGTTTTAAATTAGAAAACGGGTCTAGAGTGGTCTGTGACGCAACTTCGTCTTCAGCGATCCGTGGTGGCTCTTATAACCTATTGTTGTTAGATGAGTACGCCTTCTTACCTTCCCATATTGCTGAAGAATTCTATTCTTCAACTTATCCAACCATTTCAGCAGGTTTGACTACCAAACTCATCATTGTTTCGACTCCAAATGGTATGAACCATTTTCACAAACTCTGGGTTGATGCAAATAGACCGGTTGGACATAAATCTAAAAATAGATTTGTACCAGTTGAAGTGGATTGGACTCAGGTTCCAATAACTCCAGGTGGTCCTAGGCGTAATGAAGAATGGGCAGAAGAACAGATTGCCAATACCAGCCAAGAACAATTTAACCAAGAGTATGGTTGTAGTTTCTTAGGATCTTCGAATACTTTAATTTCATCAACAAAATTAAATGTTCTTGCTCCAGAAGAACCGATTTCTGAAAATGTAGAAGGTCATAGAGTCTATGAAATTCCACAATCCGATAAAATTTATTTTTTACAAGCCGATGTGTCCCGTGGTCAGGGGTCTGATTATTCTGCATTTACGGTAATAGATGGAACTAGCACACCGTATAAGGTAGTTGCAACCTATAGAAATAATACAATTAGCCCATTTAATTTTCCAACAGTTATATTTAATTCAGCAAAGGCATACAATAATGCATATGTTTTAATTGAAACTAATGACTTGGGTGGTCAAGTTTCTAACATCTTACACACAGATCTTGAATATGAAAATGTATTGATGACAAAAGTGATGGGTCGTAAAGGACAAATATTGTCTCAGGGTTTTGGTGGTGTTGGAAAAAATGAAATGGGTATAAGAACTACCGCCCAAACCAAAAAAATTGGTTGTGCCATTCTTAAACGGTTAATTGAAGAAAATAAGATTATATTAAATGATGAGCGTATCATTGTCGAATTAATGTCATTTATTTCCAAATCTAATACATATAAGGCTGAAGATGGTCAGCATGACGATTTAGTAATGAGTTTGGTGTTTTTTGCATGGTTAACTAGACAAGAATATTTTTCTGATTTGATTGAACAGGCACAATTTAGTTACGAGGATGCCAAAAAACCAGAAGATGACAATATTTTATTCATGCCCTCTACACATTCAGAAGATGATGATGGCGAATATGTTCAGGATGGTGTGATTTGGTATCCTAGTTAAAATGCTAAATATTTTGACATCATAAGGAAAATAAATGCCATCACTTAGCTCCTTTATTAACGCCAGCCAATATTCTACTGAAAGCACCACCTTAGACTTGTTAGGTGGTATGAAATTGGGTTCAACATACGCCGGACTTACTTTTAGTGGTATTAGCGGTGCAGCCAGTAAAGATCCAGGTGGTCTATTTGGTTGGCTAGTATATGCTAGAGCAAATCTATACACCACCCCAAAAGGCACTACCTCAGATACGTATATAGTATACACAACACCACAAGAACTTGTTGGTGATTTAAACCAATTGTCTGGTATAACAGCTTGTTTAATTTCTGCTCCAACTGCAGGTGGAACCT